AAGTTTGAACCCCATATGCTTGGGGAAACGTTCGTAACACAAGAACCGCTCCACCCCAAGAGTGCAATAAATTTTCTACCCGAAGGGTCACAATTTGAGTATTATGGCTCATGCATAGGACAAGCGACTTCACGATCGGACGTGCGACGTACACCCATATCTGATATCGTAAATGAGGTATGTGGTGTTGAGAATATTTGGGGAGCACCAAAAATGCAACCCGAATGGTTTGGGTGGCAGAAAGCGTTGGCTAATGCCAGTCTACCTGCTACACCATTTCCACACGAGTTGTTGGAGGTTGCCGTGCGTGATTATAAGTCGGAACTATTGACTTTAATTCGCAGCGATTTGTGGAGGAATAAGATATCGCCTTTGACCACGCACCAGAATATTAATGGAATACCTGGCGTGAAGTTTATAGATGCTATTAACTTAAATACGGCTATCGGTTATCCTTTAACAGGCATTAAGCGTAAGTATATTATCGAGAATGAACCGTTAGAGAACGGACATTTGAATAGGGAGTTTGATCCACTTATAATGGCTGAGATTTGTCGTTGTGAGAATTTATATAGACAAGGACAGCGCGCTTATACTGTAGCTAAAGCTTGTAAGAAGGATGAAGTTTTACCTGTCGCTAAGGATAAGTGTAGAATATTTTATGGTAATCCCATAAGTTTGACGTTCCTGGTGAGGAAGTATTACTTACCAGTGTTGCGATTTCTACAAATGAACCCTTTGAAGTCTGAATGTGCTGTTGGTATTAATAGTCATGGACCAGAATGGGATGAATTTTATAAACACGTTATGAAGTTTGGCGATAAGCGTATATTTGCGGGAGACTATGGTAAGTATGATCAAAAGTTACCGGCTCAATTGATTTTAGCAGCATTGCGTATATTATGTGATTTAGCTTCAGAGTGTGATTATTCAGACGATGATATTAAGGTCATGAAGGCTATGAGTGGAGACATTGTATATTCTTTGATCGCAGTAAATGGTGATTTAATAGGTTTACAATCAGGTACTCATATATCAGGTAATTCTTTGACAGTTATCATTAATGGTATTTGTGGTTCCTTGAATTTAAGGACCTACTTTTATTCACAATATTCTCACAAATTACCATTTCCGGAAGCTGCCCACATGATGACGTACGGAGACGATAATGTTGGGACTGTTAGTCCTAAGTATCCTTTGTTTAATATAAAAGGTTTCTCTGAATTCTTGGCAGAGTATGGACAAGAGTACACTATGCCAGATAAGGAGAGCCAATTATTGCCATATTTGGATATTAAGGATTTCGAGTTCCTGAAACGGACCAATGTATATCATAAAGATATTGATTGTAACATTGGGGCTCTTTCAGAAAAGTCGATATTTAAATCTCTACATTGTTATTTACGACCAAAGAA